AAATGAACATGAACGATATGCCAGTGACCACCGACGTGGCCGCCCAAGAGCCGATGGATGACACCGAACTGGAGGCGATCATTGGGCAGGACCTGACCGACGCCGTCAGTTATATCGATTCCGATATATCGCCTGTACGGGCGATGGGTACGTCCTACTACCGTGGCGACCCATTCGGGAACGAGGAAGACGGGCGCTCCCAGGTGGTGGCGATGGAGGTGCGCGACACTGTCAGCGCAATGATGCCAAGCCTGATGCGGGTGTTTTTCTCCAGCGAGAACACCGTCGAGTACGTCCCCGAGACACCGGCCGACGTGGAGTACGCCAAGCAGGCCACCGACTACGCGAATTTCGTATTCAACCGTGACAACAACGGTTTCATGACCACCTACTCCATCTTCAAGGACAGCCTGGTCCGGAAGTGCGGCATTGCGAAATTCTGGTGGGAGGAGTCCGAGAAGGTGGAGATCACCGACTTCTCTGGCCTGGATGAGCAGACCCTGCAAATACTGATGCAGGAGCAGGCCGAGGTCAAGATTGTTGTCAGCTACCCCGACCCCGACGCGCCCCCCATGCAGCCAATGATTGACCCTATGACGGGTCAGATGCTGCCGCCCCCACCGCCTCCCATGCTGCACGACGTGCAGATCAAGCGCGTCACCAAGGACGGGCGCATCAAGATCATGGCAGTGCCGCCCGAGGAGTTGCTGATTGACCGCCGTGCGCGGTCCTTTGACGATTGCAGCATGATCGCGCACCGGATGATGGCAACGGTTGCCGAACTGGTGGCGATGGGATATGACGAGGACGAAGTGATGGACTACGTCACGTCCTCCGACCTGGACGAGAACGAAGAGTACCTGGCACGCCAGCCATTGGCATCTGGACTCGGCCAGACAGAGAGCGCAAATCCCATGCAGCGCCGCGTCCTGTACATCGAAGCCTACGAGCGCATCGACTACGACGGTGACGGCATCCCCGAGTTGCGGAAAATCTGTTGCATGGGTTCCGGTTACAAGGTCGTGCGTAATCTGCCAGCGTCCTACATCCCATTTGTAGACTTCCCATGCGACCCCGAGCCACACACCAGCCCCATCGAGGCGATGTCCATATTCGACATCACCCACGACATCCAAGAGATCAAGTCCGAGATTCTGCGCAACACGCTGGATTCCCTGGCTCAGTCCATCCATCCCCGCACTGCGGTGGTTGAGGGCCAGGTCAACATGGACGACGTTCTGAACAACGAGACCGGCGCGATCATCCGTATGCGTGCGCCTGGCATGGTGCAACCGTTCTCCAGCCCGTTTGTGGGCCAGGCCGCGTTCCCCATGCTGGACTACATCGACCAGATCAAGGAAGACCGCACCGGCATGAGCAAGGCCGCGATGGGTCTGAACGCTGACGCCTTGCAGTCCAGCACCAAGGCGGCGGTGGCCGCAACCATCAGCGCGTCCCAGGGCCGTATTGAACTCACGGCGCGGATGATGGCCGAGGGCATGAAGAAGCTGTTTAAGGGCATCCTGTTCCTGATGGTGACCCACCAGGACAAGCCCCGCATGATTCGCCTGCGCGACCAGTTTGTGGAGATCGATCCCCGTGCTTGGAACGCCAACATGGACGTGAGCATCAACATCGGCCTGGGCAACGGCGACACCAACGAGCGCCTGCAGGCACTGATGATGATCAGCGGAAAGCAGCAGGAGGCGCTGACGCAACTCGGCGCTCAGAATCCGCTGGTAAGCCCGTCCATGTACGCCAGCACCCTGCGCAAGATCGTGGAACTTAGCGGGTTCAAGGACTCCAGCCAGTTCTTTAACGACATCCCAGCCGACTACCAGCCGCCAGCGCCACCACCAGAGAAGCCAACGCCAGAACAGGTGCTGGCAGAGGTCCAGGCCAAGTCCATTGAGGCCGACATCCAGAAGAAGGCCGCCGAGTTGGAACTCAAGCGCGAGCAGATGATCCGCGACGATGATTTTCGGCGCGACCAGCTGGCGCAGGATGGACTACTAAAGAAATACGAAATTGAGTTAAAGTACAACGCACAAATCAGCAACGCTGAGATTCAAGCTGTCACCAGCATGAATCGAGAGGCAACCATCAACCAACCTGGAATGGCATGACAGATCAAGTAATTCGCTCTGGCCGCAAGGCGCAGGAACTCATGGAGGATGAGACGTTCAATACTGCACTAAGCAAGATTGAGAACGAACAACTCTGGATTTTCAAGAGCAGCAAACCCGAAGAATCCGCAAAACGCGAGATGGCCTGGTCCATGTTGAGGGCAATAGATAACCTCAAAGGTGAACTCACAAAGACCATCGACAACGCAAAAGTGGCGCAGCGTGCGCTGGAACGGGTTAATAAATGACAGAATCACTCAACATGGACGCAGCAGTCCAGGCACTCACGGCCATACTTCCCGACGAGGGAGAAAAGTCAACCGACGAGGCGTTATCTCAGGAAACTGAGGCGGCGGTGGATGAAGAATTGTCCGGTGATGCAGACGCATCGGACGATGAAACGCCTACCGAACAGTCAGAGGAAGATGAGGAATCAGAGGAGAGCGAAGAGCCGCAGACTTTCACCGTCAAAGTAGACGGTAAGGAAGTTTCTGTAACGCTTGACGAACTCCAACAAGGTTACTCACGAACCCAAGACTACACGCGGAAGACCCAGCAGATTGCCGAGGTGCGAAAGCAAGTCGAGCAAGAGAGCCAGGCCATCCGCGCCGAGCGTGCGCAGTACGCTCAACTGTTAGGAGCATTGGAGCAACAGGTTCAGCAGGCAGCAGAGCCTCAGATTGATTGGGACCGTCTTTATCAAGAAGACCCCATCGAGTGGGTGAGACAAAAAGAGTTAGTGCGAGAGAACCAGACCAAGTACGCGGCTATTCAGAGCGAACAGCAGCGTCTTGCAGAAATCTCACGCGCAGAACAGGCGCAGTCTATGCAGGCATTTCTTGCTCAAGAGCAGGAAAGATTGATGGAAGTCCTACCCGAGTGGAAGGATCCCGCCAAGGCCAAAGCAGAGAAGGCGTTACTCATTGAATTCGGGCAGAAAGCCGGATTTCAGCCTGATGAACTGAAGAACATTTTTGACCACCGCGTCGTGAACGTGTTGCGTAAAGCGGCACTCTACGAGCAGATGATGTCCAAGCGGGGCAACATCAAGCCGGTAGTCAACAATGGCCCAAGACCAGCCAAGCCAGGTGCAGCGGGTCGAGTCTCCACGACAAGCGAGTCAACGCGTGCAAAACAACGTCTTGCAAAAAGTGGCCGCGTCCAAGATGCGGCATCGGCAATTGAACTTTTATTGAAGTGAGAACATTATGGCAATCGTAACCAACACATTTACCACCTTTGACGCAAAGGGTATTCGGGAAGACCTCTCGAATATTATTACTAACATAGCACCGGAAGATGTACCGTACCAATCGAACATTGGCCGAGAGTCCATCAGCAACTCCTTGTTTGAGTGGCAGACCGACACGTTGGCAGCAGCCGCAGCTAACAAGCAGATCGAGGGTGATGATGTCGCCTCTTTTGACGCTGTTACTGCAACCGTTCGCCTGCAAAACTACGCTCAGATTTCGCGCAAGACCATCATCTTGTCGAATACTGAAGAGGTGGTCAACAAGGCTGGCCGTCGCAGCGAACTGGCTTACCAGATCGCCAAGCGCGGAAGTGAGTTGAAGCGCGACCAAGAGTTCACCATGCTTAACGGCGCGGTGGCTGCTGCTGGTAGCACCAGCGTTGCACGCGGTACTGCATCCCTTGGCGCTTTCATCAAGACGAACGTCGATATGCAGACCAATGGCGCAAACCCGTCATACACCACGCTGCCATCCAGCGCACGCACTGACGGTAACGTCCGTACTTTCACTGAGACCATTCTCAAGAATGTGATTCAACAAGTGTGGACTGCTGGCGGAACTCCAAAGATTCTGATGACCGGCCCTGTTAATAAGCAGCGCGTCAGCGGATTTGCTGGTATTGCATCTAGTCGTTACAACATCAATGGTGGTGAAAAGCCTGCTACTTTGATTGGTGCTGTTGACATCTATGTCAGCGACTTCGGCCAAGTTAGCGTGATTGCTAACCGCTTCCAGCGTGAGCGTGATGCCTGGGTGTTGGACCCAGAATACGCCAAGATGACTGTGCTGCGTCCATATCAGAGTCTTGATCTGGCGACCACAGGCGATGCGACCAAAAAAATGCTCCTCATCGAATTTGGGCATAAGGTATTGGCAGAAAATGCCCACGGTTTGGCTGCTGACCTGATTACATCGTAATCAACTTGAAGGGATCAGGGAAACCTGGTCCCTTTTTTAACGCATGAAAAATCAAATATTTGACGAGAACAAGGAAGCGGGTATCACCCGCTTTTGGCATTTCGATGATGAAACTGGTCAAGCAACAATTCAGACTCAGCAGGATGTCACAGCAGTTGTTGAAGCAAACAAGACAGATTTCAATAAAGTAGATGAGCGCGCAAACTGGAAAGGCGAGTGGCATCACGTCGCCAGCATTCCAGAAGGCGTCTACTACAAACTCAAGGCCGAGGGCAAGCTGGACGATCAGGCGTACATGAAACGCTGGCTCAATGACCCGGACAACAGATTTTTCAGAACGAGACCTGGACAAGTATGAACAACTACATTGCAGTCTGCACCCCAGCCCGTGACATGGTTCACGCCAACTTCACCTATTGCTTGGTGAATATGGTCTGCTACCACACGCTGAACACGACAGATGCAGTGAGTTTGAAAATCATGCAGGGTACGTTGATACAGAACCAGCGTGCTGACCTGGCGCTGGATGCGATGGCCGAGGGCTGCAGCCATATCCTGTTCATCGACTCAGACATGACGTTCCCGCAGGACATGATTGAGCGCCTGCTAAAGCACGACCTGGACATCGTGGCGACCAACTGCGCGCGCAGACGCATCCCTACCGGTCCGACTGCGCAGAAGTACGGTCCGGACGGTGAGCGCGAATTGGTCTACACGATGCCAGAGTCAACAGGCATTGAGGAAGTTGGCAGCATCGGAATGGGCGTGATGCTAATCAAGCGCAACGTCTTTGAGAAGCTGACAGAACCCTGGTTCGAGACGCCCTGGCGCACCGATAAGCGCGGCTACATCGGAGAGGACATCTTCTTCTGCCGCAAGGCGCAGGACGCAGGGTATAAAATCTACATAGACCACGACGTGAGCAAAGAGATAGGCCACATCGGGACGTTTGAATTCAAGCACGACCACACCTGGATGATGCGCGACATCGAGAAGGAAAAGGCAGAGCATGGCACTTAGCACCTACGCTGAACTGAAAGCCTCGGTGGCCGACTGGCTCAACCGTAGCGATCTCACGTCTGCCATCACCGACTTTGTATCTCTCGCGGAATCCCAGATGGAGCGCACTCTGCGCACCACCCAGATGATTACCCGCGCAACGGCCACCATTGACGCCGAGTACAACGCAACGCCAGGCGACTTCTTGGAGGCGCGGACGTTCAAGATGGACACCAACCCCGTCACGCCATTGCAGTTTGAGACCATCGACAGCCTGGACAACTTGCTGACCCAGTACACCTCCAGTGGTAAGCCTCTGTTCTTTGGCATTGTCGGGTCACAGATTCGCGTTGTTCCTATCCCTGATTCCAGTTACACGGGCGAGTTGATCTACTACAGCAAACTTGCCAAGCTGTCCACGTCCAACACCACCAACTGGCTGCTCACCAAAGCGCCTGACGTGTACCTGTACGGGTCACTGCTCCAGGCCGCGCCCTACCTACAGGATGACGCGCGAATCCAAGTGTGGGCTGGCCTGTACCAGCGAGGTATTGAGGAACTGCAAATTGCAGATGAGCGCGGTGCTACTACCGGTGGCGTGCTGAAGTCACGCGCCAGGTCTTTCGGTTAAAATTTTCCCAGTTTTGGAGAACAAAATGCAATCTGAACGCATCAACAGTAAAGACGCCGCAAGCGTAGCAATTTCGCGCCAATCCTCTATGGATGAAAGCATCGGCATTACCGGCTCTTACGAGTTGACTTGCTTTGACAAGGATGGCAATCTGAAGTGGTCAGAGCCAATCAAAAACCTAGTGGTGACGGTTGGCAAGAACGACCTGCTGGACAAGTATTTTGCTGGCTCTGCCTACACCGCAGCATGGTACGTTGCCCTGGTTGATGGAGCGTCTACCCCTACCTATGCCGCTGGTGACACCATGTCCTCGCACGCTGGCTGGAGCGAGACAGTGCCCTACTCCAACTCCACTCGCCCGTCGGTTGCATGGAACTCGGCATCTGCTGGCTCAAAGGTGTCTACGGCAACGTCTTTCACGATCAACGCCACGGCTACAGTGGCTGGCGCATTCCTGACCACCAGCAGCACTAAATCAGGTACTGCTGGCACTTTGTACTCTGCTGGTAGCTTTACCGGTGGCAACCGTTCTATCGCGTCTGGCGACACGCTGAACGTCACCTACACCGCATCGGTCTAAGGAGTCAGATATGGCGTTCAAGACAGGCGATAGCGTGACCATCAAGGGTACATCCATGAGCGGAACGATTGTGGTCGGAGCAGTTGTGGATGATGAGTCCACCTTGCTGTTCAAGGTCCAATACACCGATCAATCAAACCAGGCACAAGAGCGTTTCTTCAAAGAAAACGAACTTGTTGCAAGCTGACCTATAGGAGTCTTCAATGGCTCTAGTCCTTGATGATCGCGTACAGGAGACCAGTACAACTACTGGCACTGGAACCTTAACGCTTGCCGGAGCAACACCTGGTTATCAGTCATTTTCTGCAATTGGTAACGGTAACACAACGTATTACAACATCACAGACGGAACAAATTGGGAGGTCGGGATTGGAACCTATACTTCTTCCGGAACAACTCTTAGTAGAGACACTGTTTTATCTTCATCCAATAGCGGATCGCTAGTTAATTTTTCTGCTGGAAGCAAAAACGTATTTTGCACATATCCAGCAAGCAAAGCAGTTTATACAGATACTCCAAGCAGTTTTGGTTTTAAAAATCGTTTAATTAACGGTTTAATGCAAATTGCTCAACGAGCAACTTCTGGAACATCTGGATCTTCTGTTCCAACTACTGCTCCTACATACCCATCTGTAGACCGCTGGTATGCTTATGCTACAGGCGCAACGGTTACTGTTGCTAGGGTAGCTGGCTCTAATGCAAACCAGTACAACATACAGGCCACAGGAGCGGCTTCTGTTACGGCAGTTGGAATAGGACAGCGTATTGAGCAATTGAACTGCTATGACATGGCTGGCAGCACTGCCACGTTATCTGTCAACATTTCTAATTCATTGTTGACTACGGTAACTTGGACTGCAAGTTACGCTACCAGCGCAGATACATGGTCTTCAAAAACGCAAATTGCTACTGGAACATTTACAGTTACTTCTACGCTCAAAAATTACACTGTAAAAATTAGCATACCAGCGGCAGCTACTACCGGAATTGAAATTTTATTCACTGTAGGCGCTCAGACTAGCGGAACTTGGGTTATTGGAAATGCACAACTAGAAAAAGGAAGTGTAGCAACGACATATGATTACAGGCCATATAGTATTGAATTGCAACTATGTCAAAGATATTTTGAAAAATCATTCTCCATAAATACAGAAGTTGCAAATGGTGTCGGACAAAATGCTACTGATGGATGCATGGATACATTATTTAATGCTTATTCTACGCAAGAAGGGTTTTTTAGCCAAGTGACATTCCAAGTATCCAAGAGAAATTCTCCTACAATAACTTACTACAGAGCAGGAAATGGTGTAACTAATGGAGTGTGGGCAGTATATGATTCTGCATGGACAAGTGTGACTTCAATAGCCACAACAACTTGCAACACATCTGGATTTTTAGCAACCGGTTCACGCTCTGGTGCCTATACAACAAAATCTGCTTATCTTGGTACTGGTAATTGGACGGCTAATTCTGAGTTGTAAAAATGTATAAGTTAATTAAAAATCCAATGACTAATGAAGTTTGTGTAATTCAACGGTTATCTGATAATGCTCAAATCCCATTTGACAATGCCAATTCAGATTACCAGCAATATCTAGAATGGCTTGCTGAAGGCAATACGCCGTTACCGGCTGATTAACCATGTTTGGTCTTGCGCCATTCGGTACACCATTCAGCGCACCAGGAAATTCGTACTCTGTTTACGCTTTCTCTGGAGGCTATGGCGGCAACTTCTACGGGTACGGACCGTATGGAATCGGCGGCTACGAGTCTCTCATTGGCGGCTTTGGATATGATAAATCCTTATCTGAGTCAGGATCAGCAGCGGATGCTGAGTCAGCAACTACAACGCTTGGCTTGACCATATCGGAGACATTGTCAGCATCCGATGTTCTCACCAACATTGCCACGATGGTGGCAAGCATTTCAGAGTCAGGCTCTGCGTCTGATTCGATCAGCAATAACCTGGTGGCAGTCGCCTTTGCCAGCGAGTCTGTAACGGCATCCGACTCACTCAGCAGCACCATCGTATTCTTGGCGCTTGTATCTGAAAGTGCAAGCGCAGCAGACGCACAAGTTTGCATCTTGACAATACCTGTTCAGGTATCAGAGACACTGAGCGTATCGGATGCGATTACCAATGTTTTGCAAGCCGTTGCGTCTGTATCAGAAACGCTCACAGCGTCAGATTCCAGCATTGGTGCGTTGGATATGTCTGTCGCTGTAGCGGAGGCACTGACAGCCACAGAGTCAATAGTTCCGACGTTCACATATCAAGTATTAAATACTGAGTCTATAACTGCATCTGATTCGTCAACCATGACGGCGACATTCCTAGTGGGTGTTGCCGACTCTTTGGCAGCGATAGATGCCTATGCAGATATCGGTATTTTTGCAGCCAACATCTCCGAGTCAGGATCTGCGCTGGACGATTACTTACCAGGCTTGGATTTCCTTGCGTCAATAGCCGAGGCTGCAAACGCACTGGACCTAATCACGCAGCGGCTGAAGTGGGAGCCGGAACCAGCAAATTCAGACACCTGGACCGACTCTGGCACGTCTACCACAACATGGACTACGCAGTCCCCGAATTCACGTAGCTGGACTATAATTTCTGACAACACCGACCCCTGGACACCAGTAGGCGCAACGTCCAAGGATTGGACAACCCAATGAGGTAAATCATGGCTGATACCACCACCACCAACCTACTCCTTACCAAACCAGAGGTAGGCGCAAGCACCGACACCTGGGGCACAAAGATCAACACCGACCTGGATTCTGTTGACGCGGTGTTCGCTGCGGCTGGAACCGGAACCAGCGTCGGTTTGAATGTCGGGTCTGGTAAGAGCCTAAAGCTGGTTGGCGATGTCATTGATACCAATGGCAATGAGTTGCTGAAGGTATCTGCAACCGCGTCTGCTGTGAATGAGGTGACACTTGCAAATGCAGCTACTGGTGGCGCACCAGCGTTATCTGCTACAGGTGGCGACACAAACATTGGCATTGCACTTACGCCAAAAGGAACTGGTGGTGTTGTATTTCCAGCGGGTGCAGTTGGTACTCCTGCCATCACAACTACCGGCGATACCAACACAGGCATCTTCTTCCCCGCTGCTGACACCATCGGCTTTAGCGAAGGAGGTGCAGAGGCTATGCGGATTACATCTGCTGGCGATTTGCTATTGGGTGCAAATTCTGGTGGTGGAAAATTTAGCGTTACAGGCACAGGCTCAAGCGGATGGGTTCAAAACAACATTAACTCAGGTACATCATCTACTGCAAGCATTGTTTTCACAAATGATAATGGCGCTGTTGGTTCTATTTTGACAAGCGGGTCACTAACTGTTTACAGCACATCTTCCGACTACCGACTCAAAAACAGTATTGCCCCAATGACAGGCGCTTTGGCAAAGGTGTCTTTGTTAAAACCATGCACATATAAATGGAATGCGGGTGGTGTAGAAGGGCAGGGTTTTATTGCCCATGAACTGGCAGAAGTTGTACCTCAATGCGTTATAGGCGAAAAAGATGCTGTAGACGCAGACGGAAATCCCGTATACCAAGGCATCGACACCAGCTTTTTAGTGGGAACCCTGACCGCAGCAATCCAAGAACAGCAAGCCCTCATCACTTCCCTGACAGCCCGTATCGCGGCGCTGGAGGCTAAATAATGGAATTCCAGCCAATATTCAACTTCATCGGCGGCGCGATCCTGGTCGCTGTTGGCTGGTGGTGCAAAGAGATATGGGACTCTGTCAAGGCGCTGAAGGAAGACATCAAGGCGATTGAGATTGACTTGCCAAAGAACTATGTAAGCAAGACAGACATCGAGAGCCGTTTCGACAAGATCGACGCAACCCTGGAGCGTTTATTTGACCGGTTAGATAGCAAGGTTGATAAGTGATTTCTCTACTTGCCTCGGCTGAAAGCCCGTGGCCTAACACTGAGACAAAGACGGTTTTGGTTTGTCGTATCCCTAAGAAAGATGAGGACAAGAAGATGGGCGCAAATGAATTCACTGACAAAGATGGACGCATCTGCCGCTGGGTAGTTGTGAACAAGAAGTAATGGACCCGTTCATTGCATTCGCTATGGCACAAGCTGCTGTCGCTGGCATAAAAAAGCCATTGCTCTTGGTAAAGACATCCACGGCCTATACAAAGAATTCAGCGGTTTTTATCAAGCAGCGGATACAGTTCACCTAGCGAGCA